GATTGGCGACACTCGTCATTCGGCACGTCCTTCTGACCACAATCCTGATGCAGCGGGTATCGTCAGAGCGATTGATATTGACAGGGATTTATCTGGAAAGACTAAGCCCGACCTCATGCCTGACCTTGCAGATCAGATTCGACTCTGCGCTAAACGTGGCGATAAGAGAATCGCTTATGTCATCTTCAACGGAAAGATATCGTCTGCCCGTAGCCTTTGGCGTTGGCGAGCATATAAGGGAATCAATCCGCATGTTAAACATTGCCATGTTTCTTTCACTAAAAAAGGCGATACAGATGGTTCGTTCTTTAATATCCCGATGATAGGCGGCACACAATGAATATGAAGAATCCAGTAATAATGAGCCTTGGTGCTTTCCTTGCAGTCTGGGGTACTACCTCGAACTTTGCTTTGGACTACCGCTCTATCCTTGGTTCAATCGTCGCAGGCGTATTCGGATACGCAACTCCTAAGAAGTAATGAGCGCGCAAGACCTTGCTGCTTGGCTTGTGGCTATTGTCACTATTCTTGGTGGTATTGCTGCATTTACCCAATTCATGATTAAGCACTACTTGAGCGAGTTAAAGCCAAACGGCGGTGGCTCACTCAAGGATCAAGTGAACCGACTAGAAGCGCGTGTCGATACCATCATCGACCTGTTAGGTAAGTAACAATTTACCTATGGCACGCAAGAAACCAGTCATAGACTTAGACACATACAACGCTTTAGACGCCTACGCCATTGCGTTAAACGAATTCTACAAGTCGCTACGCAAGGCAGGGTTTAGCGAGACTCATGCCTTCTGGCTATTGTCAGACCGCGAGACATTCCCTGATTGGATAATTCCTAACCTGCCTAATCGAATCGATAACATACCCTACGAGGACGACGACGAGGACTAGATGAAGAAGATCGTAATCCTGAGCGACCTGCAAGTGCCTTTCGAGGACGTGCATGTAACTCGGAACATAGCACGATTTCTCAAGACCTTTAAGCCAGACCAGACAGTCACCATTGGTGACGAGATTGACTTCCAGACTATAAGCAAGTGGTCAGAGGGAACACCTCAAGCCTACGAGCAGAGCCTAGGCGATGACCGAGACCGCTGCGTTGATCTCCTATGGGAGTTAGGCGTAACAGACTGCATCAGGTCTAATCACACAGACCGCCTGTATAACGTCATCATGAAGAAGATTCCATCTTTCCTATCCTTGCCAGAGCTGCGCTTCGAGAAGTTTATGAAGTTCGACGAGCTTGGCATTACCTTTCATAAGAATCCTATGGCTATTGCTCCCAACTGGATAGCAGTCCATGGAGATCATACGCCTATCAAGAACCTAGGCGGACTCTCAGCCCTAGAAGCAGCCCGTAGGCATGGCAAGAACGTAATCTCAGGACATACTCACAGAGCAGGGCGTAGTGCCTTCTCAGAAGCCTCTGGAGGGCGTTTAGGGCGTGTTTTACATGGCGTTGAGGTAGGAAACCTCATGGACTTTAAGCAAGCCTCATACACCAAGGGAACGGCTAATTGGCAACAGGCTTTCGCCATCATGTACGTCAAGGGATCTAACGTGCAGGTGGACATTATCCACATTGAAAAGAACGGCACATTTATTGTGCAGGGCAAAGTCTATGGACGACCTAGATAACGACATCAGGCGCACTCTAGATGATGCGGTAGATGAAGCAGAATTGTTACCAAACCGTTATCAAAATGTGCTAGTTGAGGTTGAGCTGCCGTTGTAGAGTTGTCTTACCAACAACGAAAGGGCTCAATCATGACAGTTTTACAGTTGATCCTAGCAGGGACTCATTTACTGATAGGGATTATCTTTTACAAAGAAGGCAAGCGCGCTGGTTATATTGAAGGCCGCATTGCAGTCCGCAAGCATTACGAGAAGCTCGAGCAACAGTTCAAGGTTAGCCGATGAACGCCCGTGACTACCTCAATGAAGCGCGAGCTACTATTCAAGACCGAGGACTTGATTACGGACACCCTTCGGACAATATGCAGCGCACCGCCTCACTCTGGAGCGCATACCTCGAAATGCCAATTAACGATTATCAGGTGGCGATGTGTCTGGCATTGGTCAAAATCGCAAGAAGCATGGAAACTGCAAAGCCAGACAATTACATCGACGGCGCAGCGTATTTTGCAATAGCTGGACAACTACACACCGAGGAGAATGACCTTTATGTTTAACCTAGACGATTACGAGACAGTAGAAGAACGCCTAATCAAGTATTGGAAGGATCACCCAGATGGACGAATTGAAACTGAACTCATCGAGTTTAGCCCTAGCCGATTTATCGTACATGCTCGTATCTATAGAACAGAAGCTGATGCTCGCTATTGGACAAGTGGACTTGCTGAAGAAACAGTTCAAGGACGAGGAGTCAATGCAACAAGCGCACTTGAAAACTGTGAGACAAGTGCTATCGGACGCGCTCTTGCTAACGCAGGATACGCGACTAAAGGCAAAAGAGCTTCGAGAGAAGAAATGACCAAGGTGGCAGCTAAGGCAGCAGTTGTTGAGCAGGTTCAGCAGGTGAAAGCAAAGATGGCTGATACATCAAAGGAATACGTCCCAGTAGCAAAGGCAGATGATCCATGGACACAATGGGAAGCAGCACCAGTTCAGACTATGGAACAAGCAGTAGAGACAGTCAAGGCTGTCCTTGGTGGCACAGCTCCAGACGAGAGCTGCAAGCATGGTGCGCGTGTATGGAAAACAGGAACTTCTAAAGCAGGTAAGCCATGGGGTATGTGGCGTTGCCCAGAGTCAGGACACCCTATGCAAGATCCATGTGAGCCTGTGTGGTACAGCATTGCAGATGATGGTTCATGGAAGCCGAGGGCTAACTAATGGATAAAGTAGTTGATTCTCGCTATGCCTATGGTTTCCAAGATGGCGCATGGTTGGTGTGCTTATTTGACACTTACGAAAATGGAAAAGTTACCCAGTTCGTTCAAGAGAAATATGACAACGAGGAACAAGCAAGCCTTAGAGCGTATGAACTAGAAGAAGTGAGGGCTGGGCGTGGGTAAGTTATATTTCCAGAACCAAGATAACGAATGGGAAGAATTCCCAGATGAGGAAGCGATGGCTCATATCAGAGCTAGTGCGCAGATTCTACAAGACATGGGTTGGGCTATCATTTGTGAGGGTTGCAATGAACACCCAACAGTTAGCCAGATCAAAGAGCGTTACATGAAGCAGTCATGGACTTGCAAGTGTGGCGTTATTAACTCTGCTGGAAGGGCATGACCTAATCCATGTCTAACCAGAGTCGGAAGCACAGGGGATACGCCACAGAGAGAAGCGTTGCGCGTTATTTAGCGCAATGGTGGGGCGGAGCTACCGTGCAGCGAGGGAACGGCAAGGATGTTGTAAACGTACCCTTTGACTGCGAAGTAAAGAGTCGCAGCACCTTCGCTCCGAGAGAATGGCTCAAACAAGCCACCATGAGAGCGGCTGCTCGCCGTGAGTTGCCGTTTGTGGTGTGTCGCATGAACGGACAATCTGATAAACAGGAGACCGTACCTGAATATCTAGCCTTCATGCGGTTTGGTGACTTGGTTGAGCTATTACTTAAGGCTGGATACGCAGATATACAGACTGATTCTGATAAACTTGAGCCTGAGAGATGCGCACAATGCGGATCGTGGAAGTTGGTCAATGTGCCATGCAGGACGTGTAAGTAATGCCAATTTATGAGTTCGAGTGCAATAACGAACAATGCCAATCTAACAGCAGATATGACCAAGAGTTCTCAATAGCAGAACCTCATGATCTCGATTGCCCATTCTGTGGGGAATCCATGCGAAAGGTGTATTCAAGTGTCCCAGCAGTCCATTTCAGAGGCTCAGGCTTCTACAGCACAGATTCAAAGTAAGCTCCTAGTATTCGACTTCTTCGCAGGCACAGGGTCAAGCACTCAAGCCTTTGAAGATGCAGGTCACACAGTTATTAAGGTTGAGATGGACGAATACTTCTCAGCCGATGAAAGAGACATACTTGCCCTAACAGGCGATATGCTAATTGAGAAGTACGGCAAGCCTGACTTTATCTGGGCTTCACCGCCTTGTCAGAAGTTCAGCGTGGCAAGCCTTTGGAAGTATTGGGAAGGCACACGCGGTAAGTCAGTACCTAAGCACCCAGCCGTCTATGAGGCTATTGCGTTGGTTGAACACACAGTTAATCTCATGCAGTCATTAGAAC